AAACAAGACATCTGGTGGCTACATTTGGAAATATGTGCAAAACAATTAAGACGAAAGCAGCGGAAAATCCGTTGTTTTTTTGTTTTGTGATTAAGACAGGAGGAGCGGTTATAAACTCACAAGAATACTGGAGGAAGCGAGAAGAGGAGAACCTCAAGCATAACCTAAAGACAGAAGCGGAATACCTGAAAACCATAAATAGCTATTACGATTACATGATGGACCAGATACAAAAGGAAATAAATGGCTTCTATGCCAAGTATGCCAAAAAAGAAGGAATCACACTGGCAGAAGCTAAGAAGAGAGTCCTGACAGCAGATATCGAAGCGTATGGTCGCAAGGCTGCCAAGTATGTGAAAGAGAAGGACTTTTCCGCGGAAGCCAACGCAGAGATGCGGCTATACAATGCCACCATGAAGATCAATAGGCTTGAAATGCTGAAAGCGAATATCGGTTTGGAGTTAGTGGATGGATTCAATGAGCTGCAAAAATATTTCGATCAGATACTGACAGATCGGACGCTGAAAGAGTTTGAACGGCAGGCTGGGATTCTGGGGAAGACAATTCAAAATAATGCGAAAGCAGCAGAATCCATTGTGAATGCATCCTTCCACAATGCGAAGTTCTCCGACCGGATCTGGATGTATCAGGATATGATGAAGGCAGAGCTGTCGAAGCTCCTGCAGGAAGGCCTCATTCAGGGGAAGAATCCTCGGCAAATTCCGAGCCATTTATAGAAGCTGTTTGGGGTGAGCAAATCCGATGCTCAGCGCTTGATGAGGACGGAGCTTGCGAGGGTTCAAACTGACGCGCAACTGAGATCGCTGGAAGAAAACGGGTTCGCGCAATACGAATTTATCGCTCTTAGATCGGCGTGCGATATTTGCAGGGCGATTGATGGAAAACATTTTGATATTAATAAGGCACGGGTTGGCATCAATGTTCCACCGGTGCATCCGAATTGTAGGTGTAGTACGGCAGGGTATGAGGATAGCGAAGAATATGAGGAATGGAATGATTTTCTTGACAACGGTGGTACTACAAAACAGTGGAATCGATTGAAAAATAAGGACAGACTTGTTGCAAAGAGATCTGAGTCTCGTATAATAAAAGCATCAAATACGAAAGAGGACGCAGATGTGTCAATAATCAGGTATTTAGGAAGAATAGATACAACTTCTTTAGAAAAAGAATTTGGAAAAATCCGGACTGATGAAATTATTGTTACAAATGAGCGTTTGAGCCACATAAAAGAGAGACATCCGGAGGATTATGATTTGTTTGAAAAATATGGGAAAGATAGCGTAGAAAATCCCGATTTCGTAATCAAAGACGGTAAACATGACGGAACAGTATTTATGGTCAAAAAAATGCAAGAAACAAACTTGAATGTTGTAGTAAGGGTTGTTATTGAAACGGACAAAGAGGGGCTGAAGAACTCTGTAATGACTTTCTATCGAATCAGAGAACGGAATCTGAGGAAATTGATTGACAGAAACAGTTTGCTTTACAAAAAAGAATAAATGCGGTATAATATGTATACAATAAATGAGGAGATATTTGAAGTAGAGATTGTGCTGCTACGCACCCATTGGGTCAAAAGAAATGTGGGATAGGGCACACCCACCAAATATCTTCTTATTCTATGTTAATAAAGAATGATTATCGTACCACCAGTCAGTAATGGCCGGTGGTATTTTTGTGCACATTTTAAGGAGGATACAATTTGATTGCAATAAGCGTCCGTAAGGACGGAATAACGGTTATCGGTCATGCTGGTTATGCACCAGTGGGGCAAGATATTGTGTGTGCTGGGGTATCTGCTCTGACACAGACATTAATCAAATCCATTGAGGATCTGACATCAGACAAAATCAAATATAAAATATCGCCCGGCGGGGTTGATATAGAATACGGGAATCTATCAGAGAAAGCAAAGACTTTGGTGGATTCCTTTTTTGTTGGCATTCTGATGATTGCTGATGAATTTCCGGATTATGTCCGGGTGATGTGACCAGGCGTGAAGGTCTTAAAACTTTACGGACTATAGCCAGGCGTGGATGCTATAAGCTACGGTAAACAAAGCGTAAGTTTCAAAAATCGGAGGTAGAAGAAATGAAGTTAAGAGAGTTTATGATGCTGCAGTTGTTTGCAGATGACCCAACACCGGCAGATCCAGTTCCGCAGGATCCGAAACCGGGTGACCCGGCAAACTCGAAGCCAGCAGATCCAAAACCGGATGACCTATCACATCAACCAAAGTATACGGATGATGATGTGGATAAAATCCTGAGCCAGAAGTTCGCAGAGTGGCAGAAAAAGAAAGAGAAGGAGCTGACGGAGGCGCAGAAGCTTGCTCAAATGGATGCAACACAGAAAGCGGAGTATAAGGCACAGAAGCTCCAAAAAGAGCTGGATGATTACAAGAGGAAGGACGCTCTTTCTGACATGGCAAGAACTGCCCGGAAGATGCTTTCAGAGGAAGAAATTAACATCCCAGACGAGCTCCTGTCGCATCTGATCTCTGAGGATGCGGAACAGACAAAGACGGCAGTCGAATCATTTTCTAAACTCTTCAAAGATATGGTACAGGAAGCCGTCAAAAATGCGTTGAAGGGACCAGCGCCAAAGGCAGGAACCGGAGGAACTACAGTAACAAAAGAACAGATTATGGCAATTAAAAATCCGTCTGAACGTCAGCGGATGATCGCCGAGAATATCACATTATTTCAGTAAAGGAGAAAGAAACTATGCATAACATTGAAAAATTAGGGTTGCAGGTATTTGCTGCACTGGACAACATGACAGGTCAGGCACAGATCCAGGTAAGGGCGAGGGAGATCGACTTTGTAACGAGTTTTGGGAAGAATATGCAAGCGCTGCTGGATATCTTAGGAATTGTGCGCATGATTAAAAAAGAGAACAACTCTGTATTAAAAACAAAGACGGTAAGTGGAACGCTGCAGTCCGGAGAAGTCGCAGAAGGTGATGAGATTCCATTATCCCAGTATACTGTGGAAGAAAAAGTCTTTGACACAATTAAGATTGAAAAATATAGAAAAGGCGTATCCTTGGAGGCGATCGCGGAAAGAGGCTACGAGGCTGCAGTACAGATGACGGACGATGAATTTAAGTCTGACCTGCAGAACAAGGTAACTGACCGGTTCTATACACAGCTTAAGAAGGGCTCGCTGGTTGGTCACGAATCCACCTGGCAGATGGCAGTAGCGATGGCAATCGGAAAAGTGAAGAACAAATTCGAAACCATGAAAAGAACCGCAACGGGAACTGCTGTATGGGTAAATACGCTGGATGTGTACAAGTATATCGGTGCGGCAGATATTACCTTGCAGACTGCTTTTGGTATGAGCTATATCCAAAATTTCCTTGGGGCGGATATCGTCTTCGTATCATCCCAGATTCCGGAAAATACGGTTATTGCTACACCGCTTAACAATATTATTGCTTACTATGTGGATCCGGGTGATTCCGAATTTGTAAAAGCGGGTCTGTCTTATACAACAGATGCGGCTACTGGATTTATCGGATTCCACGCGCAGGGAACGTATGAGAGAGCTATCTCTGATATGTTTGCAATTATGGGGCTGCGGCTTTTCTGTGAGTATCTGGACGCTATCGCATACATTGCAGTTGGTTCTTCTGACACACAGACACTTGGGACCCTGACGCTAACATCCGCAGAGGGAAGTGAGTCTGGTAAAACAGCTATCGCCGTAGAACCACAGCTCGCGTCTATGAACAACACATACAAGTACAAGACGGCAGCATCTGCAGCCACGACTGTCACCTACGGTATGGACGTAAAGAACTGGACAAAGTGGGACGGAATCTCTGAGATTGCTGTGACCGATGGTCATCATGTCACCGTCGTAGAGTGCGACCAGAACTACAAGGCCGTTTGCTCCGGCGATGTGGTGGCAGACGTAAAGGCTTAAGCGAGGAGGTTGTGATGTATGGCAGTATTGGATGACGTAAAGATTCTTCTGGATATCCCGGAAGAGGAGACGGATCTGAGCAATAAGCTGAATCTGATTATTGAAAATGCTAAGAAGCAGGTGCTGTCATACCTGCCTTCTAGCACAGAGTCCGTTCCTACGGTGCTTGAATATATTGTCTGTGAAATGGCGGTGGCCAGATTTAACCGGATTGGAAACGAAGGAATGGCCAGTTACAGCCAGGAAGGGGAGAGCATTACTTATGGCGATGATATCTCAGCATATCTTCCTGCCATCCAATCGTGGAATAATATGCAGAAAGACAACACAAAAGGAAGGATGCGATTTCTATGAGATACGGGACACCGGTTATTTTTGTAAAAGAGAATGAAAAGCATTACGACCCGGACTCCGGCGAGTGGACAAAAAGCGAGACTGTCCGGGTAAAGAAGTACGCTAATGTAACGCACATGAGTGCAGAACGGCAACAGGCAGTATTTGGCGATGTGCGCTCAAACCGTTTAATAGTGCGTTTACAGCGAGCTTACAGGTCGGCCTATGACTATGTTGAGCTTAATGGGAAACGATGTACTGTTGACACGGAGCGGTGTCCCAGTGACAAGCAGAGTTTGGTGGTGATACAGAATGCCAGTTAGGATTGAAGGAATGGACAGTCTGGAAAAGCAGCTAAAAAAGAATGCGACCTTGAATGATGTGAAAAAGGTGGTCCGTAAAAATGGTGCGGACTTGCAAAAAGGAATTCAGCGGAATGCAGACTTTGAAAAAGGCTACCAGACAGGCACGACAAAACGAAGTGTCGGATTAGAAATAACGAATGGTGGCATGGCTGCAGAGTCTGTCCCCACGACAGAGTATTCTGAGTATCTGGAAGAGGGTACTAGATTTATGCACGCTCAGCCATTTGTTAAGCCCGCACTCGAAGAAGTAGAACCAAAATTCAAAGCAGATATGCAGAAACTTGTGAAGTAGGAGGATGCTATGAAAACAGCAGAACAGGCCATACATGACTGTCTCTGGAAGATGCTATCTGCCAGACTTCGCGAAAAGGTATATGAAAGCCGCCCTATGGCGGACGTAGGATATCCGTTTGCCGACTTTGAAGATTTTGGCACAAGTTATGCACCAACAAAGAGCGGTGCACTTCCCAGTGTTTCTGTAGACATAAATATATGGGATACAGAAGATAACCGCAAGAATGTATCAGACTTATGCGGAAGTGTCTTATATGAGGCAATGACGATGTCTGAGGCCTACGGATTCAGGCCGTCTCTTCGGGTAGAAGAGTCTGGTATACGGATTATTCAGGACAGGACAGTAACCCCGCCGATATGGCGAGGAATGGTGAATTTAACATTTGATATTTTATAACAGGAGGTAACACATGAGTGTAATAAAAGGAAAAAGAATTATCTACTTATACCGCATCTTAAAAGATGCAGCGACAAAAACAGCAACAGCGATCGCATTCTCTACGGAAAACAGCCGGACTAAATCAAGAGATTCCGATACGGTATCAACTAAGGACGGAACAATCCGCGTACCAGGTGAAGTGGAAGTGGAAATTAGCACAACTGCGCTTTTTTCAAGCGAAAGCGATGAGATGATTGGAAAGCTGGAAAGCGCTATTGACAGCGGTGAAAAAGTAGAGATATGGGAAGTGAATCTGGACAAAAAAGGCACTGAATCTAATGTAGATAAGTATGCAGCAAAGTACTATCAGGGATATGTTACCAGTTTTGAACTTTCTTCAAATTCAGAGGATCACGCAGAGGCTTCTTTGGATTTCGGAATCGAGGGAACTGGTGCTGATGGGTTTGCAACGGTGACAGATGAACAGCAGGAACTCGCGTCTTACGTATTCAAAGACACAACAAAGGAAACAGAGGTAGGGGCATAAACACAACAGGAGGTAAGGTAAATGAGCGAATTAGAAATGAATGGAAGTATCGTGCAGTTGAATTTTGGCATGGGATTTTTAAGAAGGATCAACAAGGAAGTTAGTATTCCAGTTGACGGTGTTCCAGGGGTCAAAGAAGATGTCGGTTTGAGATATGCAGTAGGGAACCTGCTCGAAGGAGATGTGGATACGCTTGTAAATGTGCTGTACACAGCGAATATAGGCTGTGAACCGAGAGTAACAAAGGATTTTGTTGATAAACATATCGAAGATGAAGGAACAGACATTGATGAGGTGTTTGAAGAAGTTTTGGGTTTTTTAAAGAATTCAAATGCTACCAAAAAAGGAGCGACATCTGCGATAGAGAATGTGGAGAAGGTAAACAAATTGAGGGAAGCCAAACTGAAAGCACAGATGGAAGCGATGGCGTAAGCATCGAAGCGCTATACCACGAAGTCGCGGTGAACTGTTTCCGGTATTTCGGATTCAAAAGCCTATCGGAAGTAGATAGGCTTACGATTCCAGAATATGAACTTTTGGTAGAGGCATATAGGTTAAAACTAGTGGATCAGGAACGGATGGTACATTGGCAGGCATTTTTGAATTTTGCAGTTCAAGCCAAAAGGCCTGTCGGAAAACGGAAAGAAAAGCCTGTGTATAGCAGCTTTGATAAGTTCTTTGATTATGAAAAAGAATTGAAAAAAGCAGGAACCAAGAAGAAAGAAAACAGAGCGAGATTTTCCGGTATCGGAAAACTGCTCAGAAAGGAGGGTACATAATATGGGAGATTTTTCAGTAAAGGCGGTACTGTCCGCGGTAGATAGAAATTTTTCGTCAACCATGAAAAGTGCCCTCGGATATACAAACAATCTGAAAAGCACACTTACAAGCGGGTTAGGTTTCGGTGTGCTTATGGGTGCCGGTCAAGCGGCATTTTCAGCAATATCTGGTAGTGTATCAGGACTTGCAAAAGAAACGATAAACACATCAGATTCTATGCAGAAACTACAGCAAGCTATGCGGTTTAGCGGTTCGAGTGAAGCAGAGATACAGAGGATTGCTGGAGCAACAGGGTCATTGAAAACATATGCAGATAAGACGGTGTTTTCACTTCAGGACGTTATGAGCACGTTTGGCGCGTTGTCAGCGAATGGAATCAAGGATGCAGACAAGATGACAGAGTCTGTCGGTAATGCGGTTGCTGTGGCTGGCGGAGACGCTGGCAGCTTCGGCCTCGGAAAAGAAGTACAGGCGATTAAGATTTGGATAGCATAATTATAGCCCGGGTCCTTATGGATTCCGGGCCTAATCTGTGGCGGAAAGGACCTGAGAGGGTGTTCCTTTCCGAGCTCTATTTTAAC